TCATCGGTTGGGACGTTTCCACAACGGCCATCGGCGTCTGTGTCAAGTGGGATGGACGTCCCCATGAGTTCCACGTCATCTTCCCTAAGGGAAAGACCGCGCTGGACAAGTGGAAGGACGCCAAGCTTAACATCGTCAACTTCATGCATGGGATCAACGGACAGATCAATGATGAATTATTAAGGCACCCAGGGTCGTCCGCCCATGGATCACATTCGCATGTCAAGCACGTGGTTGAACAACGGCTTGGTGGCTTCACCGGCGGTCTTACCACTAAGCAGACGTTGATGGCGCTGGCGGCGATGAATGCTGTTGTCAGCACCGAGCTGTCAGCCTCCGGTGAGGTCGAGTTCATCCTCCCTCAGACTGCGAAGGCGCTCATCGGGCTAAAGAAGAAACAGATCGAGGGCGAGGACAAGAAGGAGACTGTGGTAAGATTGGCTAGATCTGCATGCCCAGGTTTTCCATACAAGGAGAAAAGTTCCTCTGGGAAGCCAAGAAACGATAAGGGCAAGACATACCCTTGGGTTAAGGGAATAGACGATATGGCTGATGCGTGGCTGCTCGTCGAGGCATACCAGGCGCTGAGGGGGAAGGCCGAGAGTGAACAGTTGGAGAAAGCTGCAGGCCATAAAGGCAAGGCTCGGCGAGCCCAAAAAGACGGTTCCAAGGAAGAACGAGTACGGGTTTCTCTGCCCGAATCCGAAGTGTACAAGCGCAAAGCAAGGTAAGGTCCGTCTCTGGGTGAATCCAGAGAAGGATACCTTTAACTGTTGGCACTGCGGCTTTAGCGGCAAGTCCTTGGCGGCCATCATGGTCCAGGGATCGAAGGAGCATAGGGAGTACCTGGAGTCTAAGCCGACCACAGAGAAGAGCATCTTTGCCAGACCCGTTGGGGTGCAGAAGCCACGGTGCGTCAGCCTTCCTGTCGGATTCACGCCGATTCGTCTGAGCGGTGAGGCCAGAGAGGCCCCGTACGTCTCCTACCTGAGGCGGAGGGGTGTATCCGATGATACGACGGTGCTCTATCGGATGGGCTATGTGGACTTCGGTCCCCTCTCCGGCCGTGTGGTGATTCCATCATTTGATGCGCTGGGTGCTCTTAACTTCTGGTCAGCACGGAGCATCTATCCGTGTGAGAAGACGTTCAGCTATCGGCTTCCAGATGCATCAAAAGATGTGGTGTCGAACGAGCACCTGGTCAATTGGACGGAACCGGTCTATCTGGTCGAAGGGATATTTGATGAGGTGGCTATCGGTCCTCAAGCGATTAGTCTTTATGGAAAATTTTTGCAGCCTTTGCTTGCCAAGCGACTTGTGGAGCGTCGCCCTCCCATTGTCTACGTCTGCCTCGATTCTGATGCTAGAAAAGAGGCACTCGAGCTGATGGAACAGCTGGTCGGATATGACATCACGTGTGCCTTGGTTGACCTGCCAGGTAAGGATCCGGCAGAGTTGGGTTCTGCTGTCGTTCAGAAGGCTGCCAAGGAGTCTCGAATGGTCACCGGCTCGGTCGGACTACTCGCTGTGGAGGGTCGACTGTGAGGATCGCTCACATCTCCGACCTGCATATTCGAAACTTTAAGTATCGACGTGAGTACCGTGAGGCATTCCTCGACCTGTACGACCAGCTACAGAAGTTAAAGCCAGATCTGGTCATCAATACAGGTGACACCGTTCACAGCAAGCTGGCGGTGTCTCCAGAGCTGTTCGATGACGTGGCCAACCATTTTCTAGCTGTGACGGAGATTGCTCCGTACTGGTTGATCCTCGGAAACCATGACCTTAACCTGAAGAACATCGGTCGGACTGATGCCATCTCACCGATTGTGAGAGCCTTACAGGGGAGAACGAGGCATGAGCTCAGGATGGCAAAGAGTCATCCTGAGCGGATGCTTGATGGCAGGTTTCCGAACTTCGCCTTCTATCCGTATGACATCCGCCAGCCGGTCTGTGAAATCATCCCGCTTGAGGGCGATATCAACATCGGCCTATATCACGGATCGATCGCGGGGTGTGTCACCGATCAGGGCTTCGTGATGGAGGAGGCCGAGTCTGAGGTCGACCAGTTCGGGCGGATGGATTTTGTCATGATGGGTGACATCCACAAGAGGCAGTCCTTCCGAGATGGAAGGATGCAATATCCGGGTTCGCTCATCCAACAGAACTACGGAGAGGAGCTTGTTAAGGGCTTCCTTATCTGGGATATCCAAGATCGGGACAGGTTTAACGTTGAGTTCTGCCCAGTGAGGGCACCGGGTCGGTTTTACACGATCCAGGTGCCCGCCAGCCTCGACCTATCAGGCATCGATGTCCCCAAGGGTTCACGCATCAGAGCAATGGTCCAGGGCGAACTCTCTCCCTCGAAGAGACTGCAGTTGGAGGAGGCCCTGAACAAGAAGTTCGAGCCGATCGAGGTTATCACACCGGACTTCTTCGGTGAGAAGGTCTCGATGGCGGCTTCTGATAACATCGATAGCCTGGTCGGATCTCGTGAACAGATGATGCGGGATCACCTGAAGGAGAAGGGGATCGATGGGACCGAGGCCGATGAGGTCATCAAGCTCTTTAATCATTTCGAGAAGGACTTGGAGCTCGATGGATCTGCCCGCGGAACGACCTGGAAGCTATTACGGGTGGCCTGGGATAACATGATGAACTATGGTGAAGGGAATGTCCTAGATTTCACGAAGTTGAGGGGCCTTGTCGGAGTGTTCGCCCCGAATGCCTCAGGGAAGTCCTCCATCTTTGACATTGTCCTGCAGTCTCTTTTCGATAAGGTTACCAAGGATGTTCCACGAAACATTGATCTGATAAACGATAACAAGGACTTTGGGAAGATGGTCGTGGAGTTTGAGGCGAATGGGAAGTCCTACTGCATCGAGCGTTCGATCGAACGTATTCACTACGGTCAGCGAAAGCTTGCAGAGACGAAGCAATGGGGTAAGACCAACCTCGATTTCTCAAGCGCCAATGATTCATTGAACGGAACCAGTAGGCCAGAGACCGAGCGTGCGATCAGGGCGATCGTTGGGAACTTTGACGATTTTGCTTTGACCACAATGGTGTCACAGAACCCAATTTTTGGGCTCCCTGGAGGCGGTGACATCATCAACTGTCGGGAGACGGACCGGAGGAAGATCCTCTTCAGGTTCCTTGATCTCGATGTGTATGAGAAGGTCAATCAGGCGTGTAAGGATGAGCTGAAGACGATCGTTGGAAATCTCAAGGGACAGGATCGAGAGGCCCTTACGAGGCAGTTGGAGGAACTCGAGTCCGAGCTTCTGCATAAGCAGACTATGCTTGCGGCTGAGCGCGCTGATCTTGATAAAAACGAGGCGGCTCTCGCGATGAAGAGGCAGGAGCTGGCACGACTGGAGGCTGACGATAGGGCTCAAGATGCCTGTGATATCGCTAAGCTCGACGACGCATCGGCGATGGCCTCTGTCAAGCTGAGAAAGGCCATCGTTGCCCATGAGAAACTCGAGAAAGCTCGAGTTGAGGCAGAAGAGATATACTCAAATCTGCTCAAAAACAAGCCCGAGAGGCCCTCGATCACGCTAGAAGAGCTGACTGAGAGGATGGAGAGGGTGCGGACCGAACGTGAGTCCGCCAAGGTTAATCTAGCAAAACAGAAAGATGCCCTAGCGAGAGGTAAGAAGGCTCTCGTTATTCTTGACGAGGTTCCCTGCGGGGGAAAATTTCCGACTTGTAAGTTCATCAAGGATGCAAGCGAGTTTTTGACACAGAGAGAGATCGTTGAGGCGGCGATGAGGTTGTATGAGACCGTTGTCAACGTCTCAAATTCTGAGATTTCAGCCCTTGAGGGTTTCGAGGTGATGCATGTTGAGGTCTCTCGTTGGGAACGTCAGGTCGTTGAGGCGAAGGCCAAGCTCGAGCGTCTGAGCATGGAGGCAAAAGCTGCATGGGACGTCCGTTTAGCGGCCCTTGAAATGAGCCAGGAGGCCGATCGAGCCCTTGACGAGGCCTTGAAGAAGCTCGATCCGACGATTGGACAACAGATCAAGGACATGGAGGACAGCATTGAGCGCCTTGAAGATGCCGTCAATGACTGTGAGAAGAAGATCGAGCTGTGCCTGAGGCAGATCGGAGCCGCTGAGGCGAAGAAGACTGCGGTGGAGGCCGAGATCGCTAAGCTTGAAGAGATGAAGCGGAGGGTACGGGCCCATGAGCGTCTTGTCGAGCTTACTGGGAAGAACGGATTGCCATATCGGATCCTCACGCTTGTCCTTCCGATCATCAACGATGAGATCTCAAAGATCTTAACTGGGATCGTGAAGTTCAATGTCTTCTTCGAGGATGATCCAGAAGAGCAGACCGTCAGCCTCTTCATCCGCTATGGGGATTATAAGAGTCGTCCACTTTCGCTAGGGTCTGGAGCTGAGAAGTTCATCGCCTCTTTGGCAATTCGGGTGGCCCTTCTCAGCGTCTCTTCACTTCCTAAGACGGATATTCTGATTATCGACGAGGGCTTCGGAAAGCTCGACCCGGAACACCTCGAGGCTCTACAGAAGATGTTTGAATACCTAAGAGAGGCGTTCGGAACGGTTTTCATCGTCTCACACGTTGATTCGATGAGAGACGTCGTCGACCATAGCCTTGATATCACAAGTCAGGACGGATATGCACACGTGGAGGCGATCTGAATGTACATGAAGGACTCTGACGGTAAGAAGAGCTTCACCGTCACCATCTCTGTGATCACCTTCGTGGTTGTGATGCTGAAGGTCCTATTTGGCGGCATCTCGTTCACCGTGGGTGACACATCAATCTCATTCGGCAATATTGGCTCAGATGAGATCGCAGCGTTATTGGCGCCGACCCTCATGGCGTACTCATTCCGCAGGTATACGGACACGAGGTACGCGGGTGTGAACACTGCTGATGCAGATCCGGGGTTGCCAGAATGAAGTTGCTGAAGTACGTTGGATTGGTAATCATCTTCCTGATAGTCATTGCGATCGGCTTCAGGGCAGGCGACTGGTGGAGGGGACGTCAGGCGAACGATGAGATCGCGGCCCTCAAGACAGAACTATCGAAGCACCTCGAGACAATCGAGGTCCAGAAGAGCGTTTACGTCGCCCAAACCATCAAGTATGCGACCTTGCAGGGTCTACTCGATGCCTCTCGGGCGGAGGTCAAGGCGCTGAAGAAGTATCTGGATGACGCAAGGGCGAAGCTTCTGGCTGCAGAGGAGATTTCCTTAAAGTGGAAGAAGGCCTACGAGGCCGTGCTTGCTGCCAACCAGGAAGAGAAGCCGTCTGAGGACCCGAACGGGGTTCCACGTAAGATGGTTACATTCGAGGGTGACCTTGGGCCGATTCGGGCCTCCGGGTATACCTTAACCGATCCACCCGAGGCATTCTTGAAGTTGGAGCAGATTGCCCCGTTGGTCATGACTGTCGCCGTGGCCCAGAATAGGGATGAGACGTGGTCGACCTTCGTAACGTCCTCAGACCCCAATGTCGATGTCAAGGTCAATCTCGCTGGGGTGAACCCGCTCTTGCTCAAACCTAAGTGGTATCAGAGGCTCTGGTTTGAGATCGGAGCCTCGGTCATCGGTGATCCATCTGGAGTTGCATCCGTCTCCTACCTGGGTGAGAGGTGGTCGCTCGGAACATACTGCTACACAGCTGCTGCGGGAATTAGTGGCTGTGGAGGAGCCCTGGGCATCAGGTTGTTTAAGTGAAGCGAACGAGCAAGAGGATCGTCTCTCCCGTCTCTCTTCGGGAGGTCTATCACCTCCAGGGAGAGTTTTCCGCGAAGATGATCATCGATCCAGCTGTCTCACCGACCATCGAGAAGGTAGATGTCGAAATCCGAAACTCCGATGGGAAGATGATGGAGTTCACTGCACGACGGTGGGGGACCAAGCTCACCGTCTCATTCAAGATCGATCAATCGACCCCGGACGGGGTTGCAGTTATCGACGTCTTACTCAGGCGGAAGGACGGGCCTCCAGTGAAGGAGCGCCTCGACTTCTGGATTGTGAAATGACGGTAGACGGACGATGAGATTACTCTCGGTAAAAAGTCAGGACGGCTAGTCAATCGAAATCGGAGGGCATGATGGCCTGGATCGATCGTGCTAAGGACCGTGAGTTGTCAGGTAGGACGCCGACATGGTGTCCCATCTGCAACCTTGTGATGAAGGGCGGTTCTGCAGGAGATGATAAAACCTATTTCAAATTCGGCTGTTGCAGGTACTGTTACGTTGAATTCGTCGAGCATCGTGAGGAGAAGTGGCTCTCGGGATGGCGTCCGTCTCCAGAACAAGTTGCCAGAATGATTGAGAAGATGCGTGGCTGAGGCTTCGGACGTCGTGGGCCTTACTTATTCCGAACCTAGGGAGAGGGCCCATGCCGAAGCCAAAAGATCCACAGAGCTATGAAGTTGCTGGCACCGCCTACCGTCAGCACGATGATCCGATTGCCCTACTCGGGCAGGCGCTCGCGGACTATAACACTCCGAATCCTGCTAGGAACTATACTTGGCGGATTAACGGGAACCTGATCACGTTGTACTGCCATTGCCACGAGCGCGGTCTGGGTGACCCGGGCCGTCGTGCTGCACAGGTAGATGCCATGTCAAAGGCGATGGACGCCTTCGTCAAAGGTCTGAAGAGACGGTACCGCGAGATCGGTGGCGGGACCCTCTCCATGGAGGAGCAGAAGTCTGCCCGGGGGTACGACCTTCGAAAGATCTCAATGAACGATCGTTGGGAGATCATCTACCGTCGTACCTATTGGGTGGAGGGTCTGGTCCGTAACCCGGAGGACTGAGGATGAAGAAGTCCTCTGTCAGAGAGGAGATCCTTCGTTGCGCACGGGAACCTGACTACTTCATCAACAAGTACGTCAAGATTCGCCACCCGACTCGAGGTCTGGTTCCATTTAAGACCTTTGAGTATCAGAAGAGCGCCCTCGACTCCTTCCACAAGAAGAGGTTCAACGTGATTTTGAAGTCCCGCCAGATGGGCTTCACAGAGATTACGTCTGCCTTCATCACGTGGTTAATCCTCTTCCATCCGAACGCATCCGTTCTCTGCCTTGCGACCAAAGCTGAGACGGCCAAGAACGTTATTAGAAGGGTCAGAACCGCCCTAAAGAACGTCCCAAAGTGGCTGCTGATCTCAGATGTCACGACCGACAACAAGACCTCGATCGAGCTCTCGAACGGATCTTGGGTCAAGTCGGTCGCCAAGTCAGCCGATGCCGGTCGCTCTGAGGCTCTTACGTTGTTGGTCATCGACGAGGCCGCTCACATCGAGGGATTCGATGAGATCTGGGCCGGTCTCAAGCCGACTGTCTCGGCTGGCGGTCGTATCATCATGATGTCTACCCCTTTCGGCGTCGGAAACGTCTTTAATCGTATCTACGAGGATGCGGTTAAGGGGGTCAATGACTTCAACCCGATCAAGGTTGAGTGGTGGAAGCATCCCGAACACATCTCGGATTTGACGATTGATCCTAAGACCGGGAAATACACCTCCTCCTGGTTTCGAAAGGAGACCAAGGGACTTAGTGCTCGAGAGATCGCGCAGGAGTACGAGTGTGAATTCCTTTCCTCCGGTGACACGTTTTTCACCGCTGAGCTCATTACTCTTGTTCGCGACGGGCTTCTGCCCAATTCTGGCTTTGAGAAGGGCTGGCAGGTGTATAAGGATCCAGTCAGAGGATCGCAGTATGTCATGGGCATCGACTCAGCGACCGGTAAGGGTGATGATAACTCAGCTGTGGTGATCTTCGAGGTCCAGACGATGGAGCAGGTCGCTGAGTTCAGCCAGAAGATCCTTCCGAATGAGTTTGCGGCTGAGATCTGCAAGTACGGGACGTTATTCAATAACGCTCTGATGGTGATTGAGAACAACGCTGTCGGTCTGGCGGTGATTGAGCACGTTAAGCTGGCAAACTATCCGAACTTCTTCTATTCCAAGAAGGGCGCGAAGGCCGGCGATAGGCTCGGTGATCCCGGCCATGCTGCCGAGGGATCGATGCCCTCTCAGTACGTTCATGGTGTCATGACCCTTGGTCCGAACCGTCCGTTTATGCTCTCGAAGTTGGATGAGCTCATCCGTCTTGGCGCTGTGAAGATGCACTCGGCGAGGTTCCTCGATGAGATGCAGACATTCATTTGGAACAATGGGCGTCCTGAGGCCCGTGCTGGAAAACACGATGATCTCATCATTGCCGCCGCATTGGCGGTATTCGTTCGTGATAACCTCTGGGGCGGAGTCTATAACACTCTGGACCTTACTGCTGCGATGATCAAGTCGATGCATGTGGTCCGCCCTGTCAACACACAGATCCATGGTGCATCAAAGAACCCGGATCATGTCCCGGTTCGGGCGCTAGGAGTCTTTAACACCCCTGCGCGACCCTACGTTATGCAGATGCCGAACGGTCGGTACATCGACCTGATGGCGGAGATGGGAATGTTCGTCCCCAGAAAGGGATAATCGATGGCCGATGAATCTGTCTGGAAGAGGCTTACGCGGCTCTTCAGGAGCGGACCGGTCGTCCGTCATAAGATCGCAGGTGGGGAGAGGCTGGTCCAGCCTCAGGGGACCGCAAGGGCCTTCAAGAAGGAGCTCTCCTCACTCTATGTGCGAACCCTGGCGAGCTACGCCAGTTATGAGCGACTTAGTCGATACAGCGACTATAACGAGATGGAGTATACTCCAGAGCTCCACTCGGCGTTGGACATCTACGCTGACGAGGCGACGGTAAAGAACGATGACGGCGATGTGATCGAGATCACCTCCAAGAACGCCGAGATCAAGGAGGTTCTCGAGGAGCTCTTTTTCGAGATCATCGACATCAACTTTAACGCCTGGTCATGGATGCGTCATTTCTGTAAGTTCGGTGACCTCGTGCTGTTCGTCGATGCGACGGAGGAGAACGGAATCTTAAACCTTATTCCGATCCCGATCAATGAGATCGAGCGTGAGGAGGGACACGATCCAAAGGATCCGCTGGCCGTCCAGTTCCGTTGGCAGACCAGGGGCAACATGATCATCCAGAATTGGCAGGTGATCCACTTTAGGTTGCTTGGAAACGATGCCTATCTGCCCTATGGATCTTCAGTGCTTGAGCCAGCCCGTCGGATTTGGCGGCAGTTGATCCTGATCGAGGATGCGATGTTGGTCTATCGCATTGTTCGGTCTCCGGAGCGTCGTGTGTTCCACATCGAGATCGCAAATACGCCTCCGGAACAGGTGGACGCCTTCATCGAACAGGTGAAGACGCAGATGAAGCGGAACACGATCATTGATTCTACGACTGGTCGTGTTGATCTTCGCTATAACCCACTCTCGGTGGAGGAGGATTACTTCCTTCCGAAACGCGGTGAGCAGAAGTCCCATATCGACACGCTGACCGGCGGTCAGTTTACCGGTGACATCGAGGACGTCCAGTACATCCAGTCTAAGATGTTTGCGGCTCTCAAGATCCCCCGTGCGTATCTCGGTTACGAGGACCAGCTCGGTTCTAAGGCCACCCTCGCCCAGGAGGACGTTCGTTTTGCCAAGACCATCGAGCGCATCCAGGCGCTCTTCGTGGCTGAGCTAAACAAGATCGCGATTATTCACCTGTATCTTCTAGGATATCGTGGGGACGATCTTGTCAACTTCAACATTGCGATGGGCTCTCCGTCGACGGTGGCGGAACAGCAGAAGTTGGAGCTCTGGAGGATGAAGCTTGAGATCGCCGGCATGGCCCAAGAGGGCGTATTCGACCGTGGCTTCGTCTATCGAAAGATCTTCAATCTGAATGATAGGCAGATCGCCACCATCAAGGACGGAAAGAGGATCGACAAGCTGGAGGACATTCTCCTAGCCTCGATTGAGCAGTCCGCAACGTCTTCCGTCGAAGGTGAGGCACCGGCCGTTGAGCCGCCAGCCCCAGGCGCCGATGAGCTTCCTCAGACCCTTGGTGGGCCTCCCGGTGGAGCTCCGGATGTCTCTAAGGTCCAGCAGATTGCATCCCACGTCCGTACCGGCAAGAGCCTGGTTGAGAAGTTCAATCCTGGATCCGCAGGCAACGATGCCTTCATTGCCGTCGATAAGGGAAAGGACCTCTTCTCGACCGGAGAGAATCCTCTGAAGTTGACCTTTGGCACCGAGAAGCAGACCGCATCGGATCCGTTCGATCGTCGGGCACTACGACGGATGATCACCCGTCCGTTTGCCATGTGGGAGAACGATGAGGATCCGAAGATGCCGGGCGAGGACGAGATCGATCAGGTCGAGGAGATGCTTCTTAGAGTCTCTGAGACTATCAACGACCGCCGTGGATGACGACATAGTTACAGCGTCGGAGGAAAATGGCAATGCAGAAGCTGCGCCACAACAAAAAGAGGAACCTGGGGCTCATCTATGAGTTTTTGACCCGCGAGATCTCAAGCGCATTGGTTGCGGAGGATCGCAACCGTGCCGCGAAGGCCATGGAGGTCATCTCCAAACATCTTGCTCCCGGGACTGAGCTCTATGATGAGCTCTCTCTCCATCGCAAGGTGATGGAGTCAAGGGGCGTCAGCGAGAGGTTAGCTCGACGGATCATCGATGAACTGAAGGCCGCCGGCATTCGTCTTACGGCAAATTCAGCTCGCCGTGAGGCCGCCAAGTCTGCCATCATCCACGAGATGAACAAGAAGTTTGGAAAGGATATCTTTGATCGGTACCGTATCGCGGACTATACGGCCCATGCTTCCGTCAATATTCTGATGAATCGTGGGGTCGATGCTAGGCTGGATGAGGCGGTCGACGTCGCTCGCGTTGAGGAATATCTCATAGAGTTTCTTACCAGCGTACCGGCAGCTCCGGCCAAGTTTGACCGTGACGCATCACTCTATGCCTATAAGACCGCCGTCACTCTTTTTGAAGAGGAGTTCGGCAAGGAGCTAACCGCTTCGCAGGCCGCCCTTTTGAAGGAATACGTTAGGGTCTCTCTTGGCGGTAATCCGGCGCCACTTCAACGGACGTTTGAGAAGCAGAAGAACGAGCTAAGGGAGGCTCTCAGGTCTCATCGTCTCGATGAGGTCTTCCAATCTGATCCAGAGATGGCCGCTCGTCTCGATGAGGCCATCGAAGGGCTGGAGAAGCTTGACTCTGTGACAGAGGAGGCAGTGGAGAAGCTGATGCTCTATCACAACCTTAGGAAGGAGATCGAGTCGTGAATCCACGTAGGCCTCGCATCCCTGCATATAAAGACCTTAACGCTCCGTACGAGCGTCAGAGGAAAGATGCCTTTGCCGCTTTAGGAAGTAATCGCAATATTTCAAAGGCGCTTGCCGTTGGAGCCGCGATGAAGAACAACGGGTTTAGCGACAAGGAGTTTGATGTTCCCCTTGATTTTGAGGGTATGGACTTTGATGTTAGTGACAGTCCGCAGGAGCCCATTCCTCCAAAGAGGAAGGGTCCACCGTCAGCTGTCCCTGTGAAGAGGGATCCGTCCCTTGCGAACCGTGGACACTCATATAACCCTGGCATGCCTCCTGAGAGGAGGAATTCGGCTCTTGTGGATCGTGGGATGTCTCTTATGAAGAGAGAGGCAGGGGAAGCGCCTCCGCCGGGGGCATCCCGTCGCCGGCGCCCCTCCCAAACGATGCCGATGATGCCGAAGGTACAGGTTCCGACCGGTCCATCTCCTTCGGGAAAGTGGGATGTTACTCTCCCGACCGGAGCAGTGGTCCGTGTCCCCGCGGGATCCGCTGAAGAGGCGCAGAGGACAGCCGGAGAGTGGTTGAAGCAACAACCACGAAAGCAGGGTGCGTCGGTCGGCGGTATGACGGTTGGAGGTCAGGTTCCGATTGTCGATCCGAACGCAGAGGTAGTCTGGAAGAACTTTCCTGTCGTTCCTTCTAACGAGTCTAGCGTGGGCGGTTCCATCGGGTCCGGTCCGCAGAGGCCTCTCGGTGAGATTGGCCTCGAGGCATTCCGACAAATGGTGAACAACCGGATCCAAGAGATCGTCAGAAAGAAGCCGGGCGGCGGCGGCTATAACCTCTATGCTCCAAATACAGGCAAGAAGAAGAAGCCGAAGCTTGTCGGGGAATTTCCAACTCGTTTAGCGGCAAAGCGTGCGGAGCTGGCCCGGTTCCCACCTAAGGATCCTGAGCAGCTGAAGCGGGCCCGTAAGCGTCTTGAGAAGCTCGCCAAGGATCCAAAGAAGAGGATCGAGAAGGAGAAGGAGGAGATGGGCGTCAAGAAGCCACGCCGGGCTGGTAAGCCCGTCGGCGATAGGAAGAAGGCCAAGAAAGAGTCCTTCATCCGTAGCCTGGCAGATGCTCTGAGCGAGAGGCTCTTTCGGGAAGGAGGACTCCCAGGGTCTCCATGGGATGAGAGGATCTCAGACCTTCCCTTGGATGCTCTGAGCCAGGACAGGAAACTCCACAGGTACCTCCAGGGAATGGAGAAGGCTTCGTTCGAAGCACTCGGTGATGGCCACCGTGCTCTTGCTAAAGTCATGCGTGGGCTCGCCAAGGTCAATCCAGGGGACATCTCTCACGACTCCAACCATGGCAAGATGTCCATGCCGATCACGTTGGACGTCGATGGGGATGAGATCGGTCCGATCCACCTCTACATCGATGGCGGGCACGTCTGCATCGAGATCTCTCCGGAGGCACAGAAGTCGATCGCGAGCCTCGATCCGCCCCGCGCTAAGGATATCAGGGGCGGTCTCATGTCATTTCAAGAGGATTATCTTCCGAAGATTGATCGGGCGCGCTCGGCGTGGAGTGAGAGGGACAACTATCTTGATACCCTCCACAGGAAGTTGGAGAAGATCGTCGGAGGAATGTCTCCGGTTGAACTCCATCTGGTTCAGCAGCTGATGACCAAGAGGGGGCATTAAAGATGGGTGAGCGTAAGATCCTGAGGGAGTGGCTTCCTCTTGAGAGGAAGGAGGGAGGCAAATTTCTCATTGAGGATGCCCGTGCTTCCGGCGGCAGGCTCGTCCTGAGCGGTCCGATGCAGCGAGCCGAGGCTCCCAACCAGAACAAGCGAATCTATCCACGTCGGATCCTCCAGCGGGAGTTCGAGAACTACATGAAGGTGGTTCGTGAGAATCGCGCCATGGGGGAGCTTGACCACCCCGAGACCTCCACGGTCAGCCTTGAGAAGGTCTCGCACCTGGTACGTGAGATGTGGTGGGATGGCGACACTTGGATGGGGAGGATCGAGGTCCTTCCGACTCCGATGGGTAAGATCCTTGAGAGTCTTGTCGACAGCGGGGTGACCCTTGGTATCTCCAGCCGTGGCGTCGGCTCGACCATGGCCAACGAGTCTGGCCTGGACCTCGTCAAGGACGACTTCACTCTTATCTGCTTCGACATGGTCGCAGAACCCTCAACACATGGGGCCTATATGTTCGCCGAGTCAGTGGATAAGAACCGCGGTGCTGTCCTGTCCCGTCCGGATCGGATCGCTCGGGCTCTCAACGAGCTGAAAGCAAAGGGTGACAAGTGAGTCAGAAGCTAAGAGAGACGATCGATCGGATGGTTGAGGATGCCATCCGGCGGATCTTACCGGAGGTGATGAACGAGGTTTTGCTCAGGACGATTGCGAATGCCGATGTCTTGCAGGAACGTAGTCGACGACAGTCCGTCCCGATGCCTGAGAAGCATAGGGTCAACCGATCTTCCGTGCAACATGTCGTGAAGAACGTCCAGGCTTCCCGGCGGCCAGCCTCGCTCAGCCAGCTTCTTGACCCAGAGGCGGGTGCTGATTTCTACCGTGATCCGCGGATGGTCGTGGCTGGGGATGTCCATGAGGAAGAGGCCCCGCAACCTCTTGCCCAGAGGATCCAAAGCCTTCCTCCGGCCCTTCAAAGCCTAGCGGAGGGGGTGGATTTGGACGACGATGGCGGTGAGATGTGGGAGGGTGAGATCGGTGACTCGGCCATTACGGTCACCGAGATGGGACCCCCTCTTGAGAGGGCGGCCCAGGTCGTCGGGCTCGACTTCTCTCGTATGCAGCGGGCCATCCAGCTGACCGAGAAGAAAGCTGCGAAGGTTGATCAGTCGGATGCAAGGGCCCGAGCGCAGTTCGAGGAACAGCGCATCAAGATGATGCGTGAGAGGCTAAACGACGGTAAACCGTTGGATTGAGATGAGACGAAGCCTTTTGGAGCTGATGGAGTTCACAGGTGGTCCTTCGGGCTATACGACTGCGTTTACCCGCCCGGATCCATTGGACCCAAACGATATAGTCCGGCAGAAGACCCGATCTCGTGCTTCGCAGTTTCCTTACGATCGTCCGATAACTTACGGGAGGTCTAGTCATGCCTCATTTGATGGGGATGAGAGACAGGATGGGGCCAACGATGGCCCTCCCTTGGCAAGACAGTATCGTTCCGGAAGTCCTCTGTCGGTGTGGGATCGTCTGAGTGACTCGGTCGTGGGACCCATCGGAAGTGGATATGAGTCTGAGGTCCAGCCTGGGATCGGCAACCACGGTAGGATCGGCGAGGAGGGCGGAGACATCGATGCCGTCGACCTTGAGATCGATGCCATCCAGAGAGACTTTCGCTCATCCTATGAGGAGGATCTCGACTCGGCCGACCCTCCGAACCTGTTCACCCTTCTAACGAGGTTCGATCCAGGATCTTCGGCAGAGACATCCCATCCCGGGGATGAAGATGAGACGTACGACATTTATTCTCTATGGGCTGACCGGATGCCCGACCTCGAGGGATAAGCAATGAAGGTTTCGATCACTGAGCTTAGGGACATGGTCGCGGAAGCAGTCCGCCGTACGCTTGCCGAGGCTCCTAAGAAGGGAAGCAGGCGGCCTCCGAAGGACGTTCCGATGGTCTCGGATGAGGCTGAGGCGGAGGTACGCAGGCGGAGGGTCCGTGGCATTCCGGGCTATGTGCAGTCTGACGTCAATGACTTCTCTAAGCCGCTCGGCCCCCTGAACACCTACAAGCGTCAAGGGGCTGCAAACATGGGCGGCTGGACGGCCGAGGCGATTGTTAGGAAGAAGATCAAGGAGATGCAGCTTCGGAAGCTGATCAGGATGATCGTTAACGAGGAAGTGTTGGCACGTCGTGGCAAGCGTTAAGGGTTTTCGACCTCTTCAGGTCACTATTGAGGAGACCGACGGATCCTTTGATAGGATGTTTCGTCGGTTTGTCCGAAGGATCAGGAACGACGGGATCTTGGATGAGGTCCGCGAGCGTAGAGGTTTTAGGAAGCCATCTGAGCGCCGGCGCCGGTCGGTAAAACGTGCTCCGCGGTAAAAAAATTTTCGAGGCAGCTTTTTAGGGGACAGAATGAGCATCGTCAATCGAGCCGTCAAGGAGTCTAAGGAGGTCGCCCGCCTTGCGGTGGACGCCGCCAAGAAAGAGCTCATTGAGGAGCTCAACCCGGTGGTCCAGAGGATCATTGAGAAGAACCTCCGCGCCGGTACACTCGGCGAGGATCTCGACCGTATCCGTCGTCATGAGGACGGCTACGGAGATGATTTTGAAGAGGGCAAGGACAACATGAAGAAGGATGACAAGCTTGAGTCGGTCGCGGCCCTTTTCCCGGGCGTGAATGAGGTGGCAGAGATGGACGAGCAGGCGATTGATGAGGCCGAGGAGGTTACTGAGATGGCTGATGCCGTCGATGGATCCGCCGACGAGATGGATGAGGAGCTTGAGATCTCCGAGTCGGAGCTTGAGGAGATGTACGCGGAGGCCCTCCAGCTGGAGGTTGACGTGTCGAAGGGCTTCAAGGAGATGGCCAAGCCGCATGAGCTTGGCGCCGGCGCGAAGTACAACTCGAATTCAGAGCCGGCCGCGGTCACCGACCTGAAGGCCGGTGAGCACGAGTGGGACGACGAGGTCCCTCCGGCGAAGAAGGATTGGATTCCGGAGTCGATCCGGTCCCTCATCAAGCAGGGCATGGCGGAGAACAAGGCGCTTGCCGCCCAGAACGCCAAGCTCCGTGAGATGGTGCAGAAGATGCACAAGTCTCTCTCGGAGAGCAACCTCTTGAACGCGAAGATTCTCCACGTTAACAAGTTCTTGACCTCCCACAGGCTCACGAATGAGCAGAAGCGGACGGTCATCGAAAATATCGACAAGGGTAGCACGGTCAGCGAGGTCAAGAGGATCTATGGCGTCCTTGAGAGCTCGTTTAAGGCAGCCGGCGCGGTCACCGAGTCCGCCGCCCGTAGGCCCCGTGGTGATTCCCAGAAGCGCCGTACGTCCGGTGCACCCGACGCGAAGGTCCTCCGTGAGTCGGCGGACAGGGCTGAGGGTAATGGCTTCGGTCGCTGGCAGCAGCTGGCCGGCCTGGTCAACGGCAAGTAAGCCGATACCTCTGCAAGGAACCGACACACAGAGACTCGAAGGGAGAACCGACAGATGAGTGACATGATCAGGGAGATGTCCCGTGACGTTGTGGAGCAGAACCTTCTCAAGGAGGGGAAGCGCATCTACAACAAGTGGGCGAAGACGGGCCTTCTTGAGGGTCTGGACAAGCAGCGGGCGTACAACGTCGCTCGCCTCATGGAGAACCAGCTCAAGCAGTTCCTAAAGGAGGCGTCCTCGACGGCCGATATCATCGGCTTCCAGAACGTCGCCTTTCCGATCATCCGCCGTGTCTTCGCGGGTTTGATCGCGAACGAGCTTGTCTCGGTCCAGCCGATGAGCCTGCCCTCGGGCCTGCTCTTCTACATGGACTATCGCTATGATAGCGTTAAGGGCGGTAACCTGAACGCGGACTTCACCGCAGGTGGCTCGCTCTTCGGTGAGCGGAACTCGTTGCAGGATGCTAAGGGTGACGGTGGCCCATATAACCTTCAGGGTGTGAGCTACTCCCTCCGTGAGAGGGTCAGCACCTCGCTCTTCTCGGCGTCGTTTGCACCCCTGACGCTTGCGGATATCGAGTATGATCCTGAGATCTCGAGCTCGCTCTCGCTCTCGGCGACTGGTTGGAAGAAGCTCACGCTGACGAATGCCTACGCGGCGCTTCAGGCGTCGGGTGCCCTCTACAACCCGGCCGAGCTGAAGATGGTCGTCCCGGTCTCGGGATCGTCGATCTCCTTCTCGTCGACGACGGACGGTACTCCGATCCAGATGGCGAAGGTCGCCGGTACCGGCGGCATCAAGGTCTTCCGTCGCTTTACGAAGTCATCGGGTAACGACCTGGTGTTCGTGGTCTCCGGCACCGCTGCGGACGTTGACGGCACGGCGTACGTCGCCGGCGTCAAGCTCAGCTATCCGGTTGCTCCGACCCTCACGGGCGGCACCTCCGGTACGCTGGTCCTCGATCCGCTCGAGTCTGATCTCGGTCAGCCGACGGCCATGCCGTCGATCCCCGAGCTCGATTTCCGCATCGAGTCGGTCGCCGTCACGGCCAAGAGCCGGAAGCTGAAGGCCCGCTGGACTCCTGAGCTCGCCCAGGACCTGGCGGCCTACCAGAACCTGGATGCTGAGGTCGAGCTCACCCAGGTCCTCTCGGAGCAGATCGCCCTCGAGATCGACCGTGAGATCCTCTCGGAGCTTCTGTTCCGTGCCACGGGGGCGAACTACTTCTGGTCGCGCGCTCCGGGCAAGTTCCTTGACAAGACGACCGGTAATACTGTCGCCGGCGGCTCCTTTACCGGTACCGTCCGTGAGTGGTACGAGACCCTGGTCGAGGTCATCATCGATGTGGGCAACGTCATCCAGCGTAAGACGCTGCGCGGCGCGGCCAACTTCCTGGTCACAAGCCCGGACGTGTCGACGATCCTCGAGGCATCGGTGCTCTATAAGCCGATGTTCGACGCGGCGGACACGATGCAGACCACGATGGGCATCGGTACCGAGAAGGTCGGTACGTTGTCGCAGCGCTACACGGTCTACAAGGACCCGTACTTCCCGCGGAATAAGATCCTCGTGGGTTACAAGGGATCGAGCTTCCTCGAGACCGGGTTCGTGTATGCCCCGTACGTGCCGCTCATCGTCACTCCGGTCATCTACAAGTACGATGATCTGACCCCGACCAAGGGCGTCATGACGAGGTATGCGAAGCAGCTCACCAGGAGCGACTTCTACGGCACGGTCACGGTCATGGATATGACCTTCCCGTGATCCGCTGATCCGGCAGATGTAGCCGGATAATGATCAAGGCTCGGAATTCAATCCGGGCCTTTGTCGTTTTATCGCATGGACTGGCGTCTCACGCCTCATAGGCTGAGGTCAGCGGTGAGCAGCCGTGTCCGTCGTTCGACCCTGATCATCCAGATGCTGGCATCAGCTTGATGATCGCATCTAGACCGTGCTCTTTAAGGATGTTGATCCGTCTCGTCATCTCATCGATATGTTCTCGGATCGCCCGCATGAAGAAGTCACGATCACGTTTATCACCGAGACAGGCGGTTTGGACATCAAATCGGTTGTCTCCCGGAACTATCTGGGAGAGGACGCTGATTCCGCCATTAAAGTCTTGGATATAGCGGTTGTTATTCGACCAACATCCGCGCTCAACCTCGGAGAAGCCCATCTCAAGAAGGATGTTTCGCGTTTCCTCATCTTCATACCATGGCTTCATCATAACATCTTATCACCTTGTCGGGCGGTCCTTACTTACCTCGTGAGCATCGTTGACCTGATTCAATCTGCTTCGATCGGTGTGGTCTTCGTCCTCTCCCTGCGGTCTCTGATCATTTGCAGGAGGATGGCGGATGAACCAGACGAGCTATCGCAGAAGATCTCAAGGTTGAGGCTTGACCGTCCGCTGGAGAAGACGCTTGCCGAGCTCCTCGAGAAGTCTCGGGCAGGTGGTGGACGGGTACACATCCATGACGTCGAGGAGGTCTTTCGGAGGAACCTCGAATGAGTCACCTCGGCGATACCGTAGTCTTTCAGAAGCCCACGGGATCAATTGAGGAGGGGATTTACCAGGCGGGCCTGGTGTCATACCTTGCCCCTGACCCTCCGAGACCTGAACACTTTATCAACGTCCGTCTGACCAACGGTACAGCGTATTACAACGCCGGTGGAACGACCATCTCCGGAGGAGCCGCCCTGTCCGCAGACCAGGGTGCTCCGAACTTGCTTTCGGCCGCCTGGCCGGTCAAGGTCACGGACGGAACCTCCCTTTTTGGAACCGAGATCCTTCCTCAGGTCGTCAAGATCAGTACTGGGTCGTTGGGCAATTATAGCACTCCGCTGTGGATCACCGGTTCTGTCTTTGTCTTGAATCCGTCCAGCGGCAGCGGAGCAGGTGGAACGGTTACTGGCTCTGTGAAGCTGACTGAGGCTGTCTCTGTCTCCGGGATCGTTTCTGTTACCGGCACGGTCGCCCTTGCTCGAGCTGTCGACATCGCCTCGATGCCGAGCGTCACGGTCGCCAATCCGGTCACCAGCGTCTCGATCACGGGTACCCCGACGATTACCGGTTCCGTCTCCATCTGGGGCGTCTCGGCTGTCACCGGC